AAATAGAGTCTAAGCTTGTTGATTTTACGGCTAGTTCAGCTAATATTGATTCTGGGGCTATGACAGTTCCTGCAAATTCAATCATTACTAAACTAACAGCCGTAGTTCACACTGCCACAGCTCATGCAACTGCTACAGTTGGAGTTAGTGTTGGTACATCAGCAGGGGGCACTCAGTTTACTGGGACTCTTGATGCTGATTGCTTAGAAGGCTCTGGCACTGCGGTTGCTGCAGGTGTAGGCTCATCAACTGATGATGTCCTAACAGCAGCTTTAGGGGGCACAGCTATATTGGGAACATTTGCAGCTTCTTATAGAGCAGCTGAAACAGATGTTCACTTTAGAACTGTAGCTAGTACTGGTGCTTTTACAGCTGGTAAAATGTGTTATATTATTGAATACATTGAGCTTAAAAACAACTAATCCTAACGGATGACAGTAATTGGGAACTGGGGAGAGGTCGTATAAAGGGCTTCTCCCAAATCCCTTATTAAAAAGGAGAATGTATGTTTGGAAATAAAAATTTTAAAAAATATCCTGGTGGTGGTGCTCTTGAGGGTGAATCTCATGCTCAAGGTGGTATACCTATTGAGGCTGAAGGTGGAGAATTTATTATTAAAAAAGATTCTGTAAACCCAGCAACATTATCAATGATTGAATATATTAACGAGCATGGTGATTTACCAATGAATGATGCAAGAGATAGAAGTGAGATAATATAATATTTTGTAATGGGACACAAGCGTAACGAGTACGAGAAGAAGAAAAATTCTAAGAAGTACAAAAAGAAAACTAAAGGAAAGAAGAATGGCAAGAACGTACTATTGTAAATGTGGTGGTAAAGTTGAATCAGGTGGAGACATGACTTGTAAATGTGGTCATGTTTTTGGCAATAAATTCAAAGTTGGCAATCATATCAATATGCGTACAACTTGGTCAGGACAAACGCAAGTAGAATTTACTCAACAGTCAATGAAAGAATCTGTTGAAGGTATGGGAGGGGAGTGGTAGATGGCTAATTTTGATGACCAAGTAATGGGATTAACAGGACTAACTATTAGTGGAGGTTCTTCAGCCCCAAGTCAACCTGAATTAACCCAATTTCTTACAGACGGAGCAAAGGAAATTATTAATTTATTGCCTGGGGAATTAAAAGAAAAAGCTATGTCTATTACCAATCTATACATTGGCAATACAGATACTATAATGGATTTAGATGGTAAAGGTGAAATATTTTATGTAACTCGTGAAAATGCAGATTCTGGAGTTTATGCTCCATGTAGAAAAATAAATGCAATGTATGGAGACTTAACAAATGATTCTGAAAATATAATTTATGGTGCAAGTGCTACTGACCCTGTATATTATGTTGAAAGTAATTCTAGTGGCAATTCAACTTTATTTGTAAAGCCTACACCTACAGCAGCTCAACCTGCAAAAGTATATCATATTGCGTATCCTTCAGTAGCATATAATGATTCTGCGATTGCAAACTTTCCTGATGAGGCTGAATATTTAGTACCTTTATATGGTTCTATAAAAGCACTTCAAAGTGCAATGGGGGCAATGCAAACAAATACAGCTATTGATACAACAGCATTAGGGGCAGTTGTAACTGAGCTTAATAAAGTTGATGATATTATTGTTGAAGCAAGTAATAAGATTGATGCTTATTATACTTCAATTGGAGATATTGACGATACAACCGAATTATGGGACAGTACCAATAAAAGATTTACAGTTATTAGAGATGCATTATTACAGGCTCAAAACTTAATAGACAATGACCAACCAAATGCTGCTTATGATGCATATGCGAATTTAGCAGATATTGATGGGGCTTTATCAGCTATGGATGCTCATCTTGCAGATGAAGAAGCTATACTTACGAATGACCCTACAAGTGGACACATAAGTGATGTATTGGGGCTTATTCACACAGCTGTTGACCAAGCTGCAACTGCAGCAGACAAATTTATTGCAGTTGATAGTGACTCAGTATTTGGTGATGAATCAACATTTTTAACTGATGACTCTCAACTTGCAAGAGTAAAAGATGCTTTAGATAACGCAGAAAAGATAATTGATGACGGAGCTAATTCTCCTACTGGAAATGCTGCTGGAGATGCTGCTACATACTTGTATACAGAAGAAGATACAGAATTATTACAAGGAACTATATCGATTGCATCATCTGAAATATCAAGAGCTCAAGCTCATCTTCAAGAATGGACTTCAATTGGAGATATGCGAGTAAAAGAAATAAATGCAGCATTATCTGAAGCACAAGGATATACTCAAGAAATTCAAGCACACTTATCTTATGCTCAAGCATATGTAAATGCAGCTAATGCTAGAAGAAATGAAGGGGATGGTCGTATATCCCAATTAAAGGCTACTTTGGCTGTAGCATCTCAAGAATTACAAAGAGGTAATTTAGCAATTGCTGAGATTAACACAATTATATCTTCATATAGACTTGAGTTAGAGGGAGTTCCATTACATTTACAAGAAGCAAGTTCAATAATAGCTCAAGCTCAAGGATATATTGCTGAGGCAAATGTAAGAATGCAGAGAGACGACCAAAAATATAAATGGTATGACAATCAATATAATAAATTAAAACAAGATTATATGCAAGGAATACAAGCATTAAAAGGGGACACAGCTCCCTCTAGGAGTCAACAATGAAACCAAAAGAATTGATTCAACAAATTGAACATTTAATGGGTCGTCAACCTGAAGGCTATATGATTCGTTTAATAAATGATGGTTTAATTGATATGGCATCAAAGAAAAAAGAATATACTGTGTCAGCAAAGACAGATTTAATTAAGAATAAAAGATGGTATGCTCTTGATGACCAAGCAATTGATATTACAAAAGTAGAAGTATTGGATACAAATAGTCGATATGTAATGATACCAAAGCTATCAGATTCACATAAATTATTACGTGAAGATACTGATAATACTGATGATAGTTTAACTTAGGAGTTATATGGCAACACAAAAAAGAACATTCCCAAATCAATATTTTGCATGGTATAATGATGACAAGCGTCTTGCAGTATTAGCTCTTGATTTAACTACTGACTCTACTGAAAGTACAAATGAACCATATGATACTTTTCAAGATACTACGGTTTCAGATGGCTTAAGAATTACATATCATTCAAAATATGAGACTGTAACTACAGCAAATTTAACAGGAGAGATGAGTACTACTCATGGACTTGATACAGGAATGCAAAATGCTTTATTGTGTTATGTAAAGGCAAGATTATTTGAAGACCAAGGGGACTTGCAACAAGCTCAATATTTTAGACAAATGTATGATAGAAGTGTTAAGCAATATCCATCACGCAAATCAGGTGTACGACAATTGTCCGTACCAAGACTTTAGGAGATTTGAATGGCAAATACATATAATGATACTGATTGGTCAACCGATGGAAATACGAAAGGTTCAGCTACAAGTTCAACTGTTGACAATGTAGCTCTTGGTGGAACTCTCTCTGTTACGGGAGCTTCTACATTAAGTTCAACACTTGCTGTTGGAGGAGATGCAAATTTTGATAGCAATACTTTATTTGTTGACGCAAGTACAAATAGAGTTGGAGTAGGAACTTCAACACCAGCATCAATATTTCATCTAGTTTCTGGAACTACTGACAACCCTATGATTACTCTTGACCACGAAAGTACTAGTAATGTTAGCCAAGGTGGAACTGTAAATTTTGTTAAAAGAGATACTGATGGTGCTGTCCTTGCTGATAATATTGTTTTAGGGGATATTGGATTTAGAGGAGTAGAGGCTGGTGGTACAGAACGTAGTGGTGCAATGATTCGAGGAAGAACGCAAGGTGTTTGGGCAGATGGTGGAAATTGTGGCACAGAATTAGCATTTTATACTGCACAGACAACTGGTAGTGGTACTCACCAAAGAATGTGTATACAGAAAGACGGGAAAGTTGGCATTGGGACTGATAGTCCGTTAGATGCACTACACATTAAAGGGGTGGATGACGAAGTTACCACTGTATTAATTCAAGGAGAAGGGTCACACGCATCTAGCCACTATCCTTGCCTGAGATTTATACGTTCTAAAAATGCTGGGTTAGTCGCTGCAGGTGATAAATTAGGCTCAATTCAGTTTGGTGGATATCTAGGTTCTACTGGTGGCGATTTTTATACCAATTATGAGATTGGAGCATCTATATCAGCTTGGTGTGAGGCAGACCCTAGTGATGCAAATGAAGATATTCCAACTAGTATAAGATTTTTTACTGCTCCCAACGGAAGCAGTCCGAATACTGAAAGAATGAGAATTATGGACGATGGCAAAGTCGGTATTGGAACTACTTCGCCAGAAGCATATCTCCACGTCACCGAAGATACTGATTTAGGCACTAGTGTAGGTGACAAACAGATGTTTTTAAAACTATCTGGAGATTCAGCTAATAACGACTATTTAGAGACAAGTCTAATTCGAGTTAGCACTTATGATGGAGATGGTGGTGGTGCTGATAATTTTGACAGTGCTCAATGGAGAATACAAAGAAAAGTTGATTCCACCTATATGGGTTGGATTGGATTTGGTGGTGAAGAAGGTAGTGATAGAAACAATTATGGAATAAGTTTTGGTGTTGGGAGTGATGGTGGAGGTGATAATCCACTAACAGTAGATGAAAAGATGAGAATTGAAGGTTCAAACGGATACGTTGGAATTGGAACTACTGCTCCAGAGCAGATACTTCATTTAGAGGGTAGTGGAGATGTTGGTCTTCTAATACGAGCTGATAGTGATAATTCTGGGGAACAAGACAATCCTCTTATTGCATTACAACAAGATTATTCTGCAGCAGGAGCTTCAGGCACTCTAAATAATTTTAATATAGGTATGGTAGGAACTGCTGGTCAAATATATACAGATTCTATTATCAATGCTAAATATCTTTTAGCACAAGGTTCTCACGATAGTGGTTCAGATACTGGAGTTATTCAGTTTGTAACTGGTGGTCACAATGGTCAGGATACTACTACAAATACTGGCACTCCAGGAACAGCAAGAATGACTATTCTACAAAATGGCAAGATAGGTATTGGGACTACTTCTCCCTCTACTCCATTGCATGTAGTAGGTAATATAACAACTACAGGATATATCATTGAAGGAAGAACTCTAATTAAAATACCTGCTACTGCATTTATAGCTAATGATGACCAATTAAATGGATATCAATTTGCAATTCTTGAAAATGATGGAAGTAATTTTGGTACAAGAGTAGGTGGAGCAGGTGCTGAACTATTCGCATATATAGATGTTCCTCTTGGATATACAGCAACAAAAGTTAAAATTACTGGTTCTGATACAGCAAATGAAGTTGAGGTCTACACATTAGATTTAGACGATGGAACAATAGGAAGTGAAATATCAAATAGTGCGTTAACAGTTGCAGATGATACTGATTTAGCCTCAAATCATGTAGGGGCTGATGATAAAATGTTGTTAATTAAAGTAGTGACAACAGCTACTGATGATATAGTTTATGGTGGCTATGTTACAATAGAAGCAACTTAAATAGGAGACTTAAATGTCTAAAGTAAAAAATGAAAAGTACGAAGAGTTGAAGAAAGAAGCAGATAAACCTACGATTGAATCATCAATTGAAGCATTGACAACACAATTGAAAGATTATCGTGAAAAGGCTGAATATTTTAAAACAATGGTGATTAAGGCAGAAGGGGCTTTGGAAGTATTAGCTCAATTGAAAGAAGCTAATGGAGACGAGTAAGGATTCATTGGTTACAGTAGGTCAGGGAAGTGGAGCAATAGCATTAAGCTTATGGACAGCATTACCTGATATAGTTAGGCTTGGTATTTTAATTGCAACATTTGTACATATTGTAATTAAGATTCGCAAGGAGTTAAAATAAAATAGTGCGTTCATGGTCTAGTCAAGACCTTAAAGCACACTCAAAAGGAGAATAAAATGGCAAAAAGTTTACACAAATATACCGTAGTAGAGGCTCAAAACGCAAGTTTGGGTCAAGCAGGTGTAATATTAATAGATGATACTGCTGAGCACGCTGGACCTTTTGTTGCAATACAAGCACTTGCAGACGCTGTTGTTGATGTAAGTGAATGTGACATGAGTTTTATAGAGGATGTAGTTGATTTTACAATTCCCAAAGGTATGACAATATTTGGAAGATTTGCATCAATTGAGTTAGATTCTGGAAGCGTATTAGCTTATAGAGGATAATTTGCATGAGACTTGGATTAGGTTTATCACTACCATCAAAATCTAAAAATAGACCGTTACCTCTTATGGCAGCACCAGCAGTCTTATCAGATTTGACTAGCAATAAAGGATTATGGATGGATGACATGAGCATAATCACATCTAGTTCGTCTGGAGATAATGCTGATGCCTATAGCGTTTATGTAACAAATATGCCCTCTTCTGCCGAAACAGGAAGAATATATATTGCAGTTGAGGTTACAGCAAATACTACATTTAATAATGATGTTTGCATTGGTGCAGTTCAGATAGCCTCAAATAACGGTACTACACTAGACCAGAACTTTCGAATGGAAGACGATGGCAATACATGGCAATATGCTAGTGCAAATACAGCAGGGAACGATACTATTTCAGAGATTTCAGGTTATCTCTGGCAAAATATAGCTAATTCAAATACAACAGGAAGGTTTAATCGAAATAGCGGTACAGGTAGTTCTCATACTGGAGCTCAAGGTGGACTTAACTTAGCGTCAGATTATAATATATTCTCAGAAAATAGTCTTTCAAGTGGTAATAATAATGCTGTTTTGGCTCAAGCTCATTGGACGAACTATATTTACTCTGAAACTAGCAGTCAGTCACGCAATGCTGTTATATGGGCTCGAAGCCCAGAATTTACCTTAGATGACCCTGATACTGGAGCAAAGCTTGTTGTTGCATATCATGCGTGCACACCTAGTGGTGGTACTGGTATGGTAAATACTTCTAGTGAACATTTAATGACATTATTTTGGGTAGAATCATGATTAAGGTTAATGAAATACCAATTAATACCTCAACTCTTGAAGATGGAACACATAGCACTGCTATAGACTTTACCTCAATAAGCAATGTATTAGGCGATGATTATTTTAATATTACTCTTGATGATTCAGAAAAGGCTCTTAGTGCTTCATCAAGTATGACTGTATCATCATTTGTAGAAATAATAAAAGATGCTTGTAATGAAGACTCAGGGCTTGCATCTAAAGCTACATTTACAAACAATGAGAATTTATTAACTATTGTTACTAAAGATTCTACTGAAGTTAATATAGTATTTGACTATCATAGGGATGAATAACAAATGAAACTTGGATTAGGCTTATCACTAACAAAATCTAATGTAGTTCAAGGGTTTTTAAACGCTTTTAGTTTAAACTTTGATAGTACTAATGATTATCTCAAGCTTGCATCTGCCCAGACACTAAATAAGGACAATGGTTCGGTTTCGTTTTGGGTAAAACGTGATGCAATAGGTGCAAACCATGGAATCTTTGGGCATGTTAGCTCAACTACCATTAATTGTTATATAAGCACAGGTGGAGGTGAAAGGCTTTATTTGAGATATGGGGGTAACTATTTAACCTCTACTACTGCAATAGGTACAGAATGGACACATATAGTTATAGTATTGAGTGGAAGTTCAAGTGGTGCTATTTATATCAATGGAACGCCTGAGAGCAGTTTAGTAAATAACAGTATAGCAAACAATATAAGCTTTCAAGTCATAGGGTCAAGGGCAGGTAGTGATATGTTTTTTGATGGAAATATTGATGAGTTTGCTATATGGGATACTGCATTAGATGCAGATGCTGTAACTGCTATTTACAATAGTGGTACACCTACCAATTTAACGATTGATTCAGGGAATTATGATAATTCTTCTAACCTTCAAGGTTATTGGAGAATGGGAGATGGAACTTTAGATGAGTACCCATTAATTGCAGACCAAACAAATGCTACATTGGGGAGTGATGTCTATGACGATGATTATTATGGTGGCAGCTATCCTACAGGTGTAAGTGAAGTAGGGGATGAACTTGTTTTTGATAATTATACAGGAACTTTATATGGAAGTGGCACAGGAGCTTCAGGAACAAGAACAGTAGGCAGAATATACAAATATGAGTACGAAATAACCGAGCATACATCAGGTTATGGTATTAGCATACACCCTGAAGTAGTAGGTGTATACGACAATACAGTTGGTGAGCATATTAAATATATTGTTGCAGCCCAAACCTATGTGAGGTTTTATCTTTCAGGGTGGACAGGAAAAATTAAGAAAGCTATTGTAGTTCGAGAAGTTCAAGGCAATGCAGGATTAATGACTAATATGGCAGCAGGAGATATAGAGGAGGACACACCATGAGTTTGTCAAATAGGAAATGGGTAATAATAACCCTTGCTGATTATACAGATGAGCAATTAGAAGATTTAGTAACAAAAGCCATTCAGACAAGTGTAAGTACACTTAGAAAGTCTGTAGATGGTACAAAAGCGATTTTAAAATGGGATGGTGATACCCCTGAAGGATTTGAGGGTATGACTTCATACTCCCATAGTGAAATACGCACAACACTCGCCACCTCAGCGTGGACAGAAAGTGATGATGAATAAAAAAAAGAAGGGCGTAGTAAAAAGAGCCATTGTAACACCTGATAAGCATTTTCCATTAGCTGACATGCCTGCAATCAATGTGTTATGTCAAGCAATTGAAATTGTAAAACCTGATATATATATAGACCTAGGTGACGTTGGAGAATGGCATGGATGCTCTCATTGGCAATGGAAGAAAAAGAAACGTCCACCTTTAGAATATCAACTTCCATTTATAAAACAAGATATTGAAGATGTAAATGAAGGAATGGATATTATTGATGCTTCATTAAATAAAGCAAAGTGTAAAGAACGTCATATGATTGAAGGCAATCATGATGATTGGATGAATCGCTTTGTAGATGAGCATCCTTACTTAAATAACATGAGGTTTGAACAATGTGTAAATTTAAAGAAACGTGGATACAAGTATCACCCTGCTGGAAAGTATCTGAGGATAGGGAAACTATGGTTTTATCATGGTCATCACTTTGCTGGTACTCATCATACACGAAACCACTTGATTCGTCTGGGAGCGAATGTAATGTACGGGCATCATCATGATATACAACAAACTTCCGTTACACATATGGATGGTGTTAAAAGTGCGTGGAGTATTGGGTGTCTTAAGGATATGTCTAAAGAACAAAATGCTTGGCTTGGTGGCAGAAATATCAACTGGTCACATGCATTTGCTATCGTTGATTTTTATAATGGTGGGCTTTTTACTGTTCATGTAATCCAAATAATTGATGGTAAAACATCTTTATGGGGTGAACTGTTAGATGGGAATAAGTAAAGTTGGATTTAAATATAATAGACCAATATGGATTGCCAATTGCAATTACAATAGCGTTTGGGTACTTCATTTGGAAACAGCAAACTTGGATTCAAAACGAGCTTGTTGATGACCTTGAGAATCAATTTAGAAGGCTTGAAGGTATTATTATAAAACTTATTGACCAACAAAAAATTACTCAAATGGATATTAAACAAGTAAAAGGATATATCGAAGGAATGGAGGATATACTGTCAAGACTAATGAATGGAGAGGGGAAAAAATGATACCACCAATGTTATTAAAATTTATATTGCCAAAAGTGCTTGACCATTTGCTTGTTGTATTTAAGCTTGACAAAGTGTTGGATTATGTTGAAAAACCTAATGAGTTAGATGCAAAAGTAGAAAAACTTGAAGATAAGGTTATAGAGCTTGAGAGAGTTGCTCTTAAGCAAGAAAAATGCGTAAATTGTGATACATGCAATTGTAAAATAAAGGAGAAGTAAGATGGGTTTATTAGACGGATTAAAGAAAGATTTAGTTGAAGAAGTGTTTGGAGACGAATTACAGAAGGAAGTTGTTGAAGCTTTAAATAAAAATATTGATATTCCTTTCATATCAGAAGCTACAGAAGAGAAGATGATGAATGCTTTATATGAAACTGTTGAAGGCGTTATCAAGAAAGCTATCCTAGAAAAAGTATAAATGCCAAAGCAAACATTCCACATTAATCGATTTGAAGGAGGGATGAATACAGACTTTGCTCCTGAAGATATACCTGATAATTCCCTATTGGATGCATTGGGTATTTCCGTTAGTAACATTGGAAGGATTGTAATGCCAGGAGACCCTCACACAGTTGCGATACAAAAGGATGGGACTCAAATTGCACTTGAAGAGTCTTCAGATAGTGCTGGATATGGATTATTTGCATTTAATTCTGATTATTTTACAGATAATAGTGAAGCTGCTACACAATATCTTGCTATGGCAAATGGAAGCCATATAAAGATATGGAATGGAGCTGCATGGAACGCTGATTCTGGGACTATAAGTGGGTTTGACTCAGATGGATTTGATATGGGAGCAGGGGAAACAGGGCATAATGGACACCCTTCATTTTACGCTCCAAATGGAAACTTAAGAGTATGTGATGGTAAATTTCATCATGCCAATCACTTTGATAATAATGTAAAGTGGTTTGGATATACTCCTAATAAAACTATTGGGACAGGAACAGGTGATGCTACGATTGGCGGATGGAGTGTCGAAGATGCTTCAATTGAGGGTGGATATCCAAAAGATTCAAGTGGAATTGCTACAAATGCAATGATGATGGATAATGGCAGTTCTGCAGCAGACGATATATATGCATACACATCTGCAGCAAGTGACAATGATTGGGGTTTTCACTTTGAATATCAACCAGCATCCGATTCTTCTTCAACTTTTGCAGGCTCAACATGGCAACCATCTGTTAATACTGAATATAAATTTTATACATCTTATGTTTATGATGACATTCAAGAAGGCAATCCAACTCCACTAAAGATGTATCCAACATTAAGAGCTTATTCTAATGGAGCTGATGCAGTTGTATCTTCAAGTGAGATAAGATTTATAGATAGAAGCTCTGATGCTAATTATAATTATTGTACTGTTTCAAGAAGTGGAACTACGGTCACTGTTAATACATTTGATAATTCTGCGAGAGATAGTGCTGAAACACACAATATTTCAGTTGGAGATACAATATTAATAGAGGGTAGTGATTCGTTAAGGGGTTATTACACTGTGACGGTTGATAACGATGCTGATACTTTTACTTTTGAACACGGAACATCAGGCACGGTAAGTGCAGAAAATGCATATTATTCAAAAGTTGGCACAAATCTTGCAATATATTTTTCTCCTAACTTTAAATTTAATGGTGGTAACTCGCAAGACTTTAACTTTGGAGCAAGTGCTGTTGGAGATGCTAGTGGTGGCAATCAAAGAATTACAGGTTCAAGAGTTTATTACTCTTCTTCTGATGATGGGCATGCAAATCTTTGGATAATGTTTGATGCGAATTGGGAAAAAGGAGTAAAAGCTTTTGGTGTAGGGAAAGATGAGCCAACTGTGACTGATTATATCCCTTGGAATAATGTTGATGATGCACAGGACGATGTGAGCGTTGACCTTGGTGATTATAATATTTGGAGACATCCTCCTAGATATGAAACATATGAATCTTTAAATGGATATCCTCATAATTCAAAGCTTGATGCTAAATGGAAGACAGCCGTTATTGCAAATGGTCGTGCTTATATTGGGAATGTAAAGAGACGGCAAAAAGCTACATTTGATGTTAATGATACTGCTCTTACAAGTGGGAAACAGGCATGGGACTCTACAGTTAAAAATGACCCAACATTTAGCGATAGAATATTAAAGTCTCCTGTGGATAGGTTCGACACATTCCCAGAGGAAATGGCAATTGAGTTATTTGGTGGTGATGATGGAGATTCAATTGTAAAGCTTGAGACTTTTGCTGATAGATTATTCGTATTTAAAAAAAATATATTGCATATAATTAATATTGCAAAAGATGTAGAAATATTGGAAAGCTCTCATAAGGGTATGGGCTTAGATGGTGGATTTCAATGTCAATCTTGTTTAACTAAAAATGGTATTGCTTGGATAAACTCATCTGGAGCATATCATTACAATGGTGAGAGCATTGAGTCATTGACAGATAATAAGATTGAATCTTTTTGGAAAGGAAAGACAAGTAATCATATTGACCAAGGCACAGCAGCAGGGGCTGGACAACGTCCAAAAGCTTTTTGGTTGGCGAATGCAGCTGACATTCCTTCAATTGGATATGATATAGAATCAAATAAATTGATTATACATAAAACAGCTACTCAGTCAGGTGATGATGAAGAAGATATATTGATTTATGATATGAAAATTAAAGCATGGACATGGCTTAATGAGGCTATGGATAATGATGAAAATAGAACCAATATGGTAAACTATGATGGTATGCTAATATATCATGAGGATGATAGTGGGGATGACCCTATGTTTAGATATAATGATTCTCCTCATCCTCCTGGTCATAGTGATACAACAGTAGGTAATTCACTTAGAGTATATACAAAGCCATATGATTTTGGTGCACCTCTTCAACGCAAAAAAATATATAAAGTTTATGTAACATATAGGTGTGAAGGAGTTCAAGGTTCTGATAATGTACAAATGCAATATTATATAAATGGAGATACAAGTAACCTATATAATTTTACAACAGGAGCTACGAATACTTTCAGTATTGGCTCTGATGATGATAATGTTCACACAACAAGTAGTGTAGCAGAATTTGATACTACAGCAGGGTTATGGGATACTGCAGCGTTTAAACCTGCGACATCAAGCGAAGCAAATAATGTAAAATCATTTGGATTATATATTTTTAATCAATCTGGAGCAGTTGATAAAGACTTTGAAATTAACGATATAACAATAGTATATCGAACCAAGAGTGTTAAGTAATGAGAAATTTAGAAAGATATAGTAGAAATATAAGAAATGAGAATAGAGCTACAATTACAACTCATAAGAATGCTCCAAGAAAAAATGAAGGTGTAGACGGAGACATTAGGATAACTACTACTACAACAGAAGGTGTAAAATTATTTACAAAATATAATGGGGAATGGTATTCAACTCCACTTTCAAAGCATATTATAAAAGAAAAGAATCAAGATAGAAGAGACCTTGCATCAATGAGTTCTTTAGAAACAAATGGATATCAAAAACTTGATAGTGGGTTAATTATACAATGGGGAGTTGATAGTAGGAACACAGATTCTGCATATACATTAACCTTTACAGAAGAATTTCCGATTGAATGCTTTGGCGTTATGGTGAATAGGCAAACTGCTGATGCTGAGTCTCCAATACTTGCAATATCATATACAACAACAGGATTTACAGTTGATAGAGATGATGGGATAAGTGGAAGTCAAACAATAAATTATATGGCAATAGGATATTAAGAAGGAGAAATTATGAGCTTAATGCAAACATTAATAAGAGATAGTCAAATGAAATCAGCAAGAGAGCTTGCAAGACAACAAAGACGGGAAGCAAAAAAAGAGTCTCGTTTTGGATTTGCTAAGAGTCTCCTAAAGACTGGATTGCAATTTGTTCCTGGAGTTGGTAAAGTTTTATCAGCAGGAGTTGATATTATAGGCGACCCAATTGCAAGAAGCCTTGGTGCAGGTGCAGATGCTGATGATATAAATCTTTCAGGGGGAAATCTTGCTTTTGGAGGAGAACAATCTGCTAAAGATGCAAGAATAGGACTTAAAGATTATCTTGATAGTGCCAAACAAGGAAGTATGTTAAGTGGTGTTACATCATTGGTGTCTTATGGATTGGATAAAGGACTTGATAATAAGTTTGGAGATATGATTGGACTTGGAGGAAAAAATCCAGAATTACAACAAAAAGCTTTAATGCAACAAGACATAGAGACTGGAGTTGGTATGGGAACACAAACCATTATGGATTCTCTTGAAGAAGGGGTTGGAAGTGAATGGTCAGGCACAGGTCTTAAACAAATGATGGGATACGAACAGGGTGGAATGGTAAAAGGCAAAGATAGTCTTCTTAGCAGGTTAAGGGAGCAATACTTTACAGACCCAAAGACGGGGATTACAGATTTAGGTAAATCGCTTGAAACTCCTTGGGAGGCACACCTCAGAGTTGGCGGTGGTAAAAGCAAATATTTCGATAACGAAGAATCATTTATGGAATCTTTAAATAGGCTTCAAGGTAATAAATTTGAACAGGGTGGAATGGTACAAAAATATGAGGATGGTGGAGAAGTTGCTTATAAACGGATATGGAAATCTCCTGTAACTCAGGGCTACGGACCAGACAAGGAGACAATAGAACCAGCAGGTTGGAGTTATCAAAAGTATGTTTATGATGGACTTGACTGGAGCGTATCTGGAGGGAAGCTTGATTCGCTTCCGAGTGGAGCAAAGACTCTAACTCAATCTCAAATGGATAGCTATAGAAGTGAACAAAGAACACAAGACGTAAGTTCTACATATATGAGTGACCCTACTGAGAATGGCATTCAAGAGATTTTAAAGAGTCCTCAGCTTTACTCACAAGTTGAAGCTGCAAGGGCTGGCAATGAAGGAGCTCTTGCAAACATACTTGAGATGGTAAGGCAGGCTCGACCTGACCTTAAAGGCTCTAATGAGGCATTAACAGCATCAATTAAAAAGATTCTTCCGAATATTGATTTATATGGTCAAGGCTATCAAGATGTATTGGCTAAAGGACAATCAGCATTAGAAGGGCTAACAGGGCAAGCTCAACAATTAAGAGGACAAGAAGCAACTCAAATGGCAACATCTGGTATTAGAAGACCTGGAGCTCAAAGTAGTATATCTGAAGGCTTATATTCAGGAGCAGAGGATGTATATTCAGGCATGCAAAGAGGAATACAGGGAGAGTTTGACAAATCGTTTGGCGAATTTGACGACATGGTTAATTTGGTATCATAAGGAGTAATAATGGCAGATATATTTGATTTAGCAAGAAGTATTAATGCAAGGAGAAAGCAAGCCTCTCAAGGCTATGCAAGTGGGTTTGAAGACCTTCCAATGCAAGTCATGGAGATGATGGATACAAGGGCAAAAGAGAAGCGTGTATCATTAAAGAATGATTCTGCTTTGTTAAGTCAACTTATTCAGGGAGCAAGCACACAGGAAGAAATTGATAATGTATCAAAACTTGCAGGTCAATACGGAAAAGATACTTTTGATGACCCTAATACAAGGCTTTATGGCGATGTAATTGAAATGCAGGCAAACCAAAAGAAAGATGCTTATAATCAATTTAAGGCATCTGCTGAATGGCTTGATGGTCAACTTGCTACTGAAGATAAAAAATCATACTTTGATATATCAGAAGAAGAGTTAGTAGGCATGCCCTATAAAGACATATCTAATAGGATTAAAGAGCTTGAAGGATATACAGCAGGAATGAACCTAGGTAAACAATTTGGCTTCAAATATGCAAAGGGCGTAAATTCACTTGAAACACTTCAAAACCAATTTGGCAATTATGAGCAAAAGCTTGAGAATACAATGAAAGCTCATCTTACAGGTGGCGAAATATCAGAAGAAGAAGCAATGGCAATAATGACAGGAGATTATGAGGGGGCTAGAAAAATAGCTGAAAATACTATAAAAACAAATCTATCGAAATATACAAAAGATTATAATAGGCTTATAAAACTACAAGAAAAACAAATAGGTGACTCTAATTTAGCTTCATATATGCAAGAAGAAGGAGTCTCAGAAGATAATATAAAATCTTATATAGAGGCTGAAATGAGAAAGCTAGATGCAGCTATGGAACTTGAGTATACAAGACAGTATCTTTGGACAGGAATAGGTAAAAAAGGTGGAGCAAGTGATTTTATTAGTAAGGTAGATGATGCTATAATTGAAAGCAAAGATGGCTCAGATAAAAAACTAAGTGTTATTAGGGATAAAGATAAAGATGGAATTGCTGATAGCAAACAGCAAGAAGAGCTTCCTAAGACTATAGCTAAACCATTAGCTGATGACAAAGCTACCAATGAAATGAGTGGTGATGAATTATTTCCCGTAGGATTTTTTAGTGGCTCTCCTAAAAAAGTTCAAAAACAAAAGTCTATGAAGTATCCTGTGCAAATAAATCTTAATGAATCAAATACATCTAAAGCAGAAAATATTAAAAATAAAGCAAAATCTATTATTGGAGCAACAGTATCAAGAGGTGGTACTAATTTTAAAGTTGTAGATACAAAAATTGTTAATGGAAAAATTAAATTAAAAATTTCATCAAACATTACAGATAAAGGTACATTTAGAGGTGCGAGAGGTGAAGAATATGATTTAAGTACTTTTAACATAGAGTCTTTAAATAAGTCAAAACAACGAATGCCTCAAGCGTTTAAGAAAAAAGGAATACCTTATCATTATGACCCAATTAAAGATATATATGTTGTGTCTTCAAACGAAGTAGGCAAAGGAAAGTAAATGGCAATAAATCCAAATAAAGTAGTATCATGGTTTAGAGAAAATGAAGCAGGGATGCAAGGAAGAAGTGACTATGATGTATATGAATACGCAAAAGGTGCGTTTCCACAGCATAGAAAAGAATTAGAAGAAATAGGCAACCCATTTGACCCTGCTCCTATGCAACCTATTACAACCGAAAAATCTGCAAAAGAATCAGACTATTCTCCACAAAAATTTGAAGGATTAACAAGTTTTATGAATGTTGCAGATTCTTATGCAGAAGAAGGAATGCCTTCTTTAGGGATTAGTCCTGAGTTCTTTAAAAAAGCATATAATGAATCGCTTGCAGGAATGACATATTCTATAGCAAATGGTAAATTTAAATATGATATTGGCGATTATGACCCAAGCATGACAGAAGAAATATTTCAATTTGTAGCAGGAACATTAAATCCAATTGATGCAATAGCTTTCTTTGGACTTCCTATAGGTGGAGCTAAAGTTGGTACAAATCTTGCACAAAAACAATTGGCAAAATGGGGCACGAAAGCAGCAGCAGATGGAGCAAGAAAAAAAGTTGTACAAAGTAATTTAAAGTCTTCGATATACGAGGGTGTTCTTCAAACAGGTCTTGGTTTTGGTGCATATTCAGCAGCAGCAGGAGCTATATCAAGTGCCTCTCAACAAGCTACTGACCCTAATACGGATGGCAAAATTGATAAGTGGAAAGTAACTAAAGATGCAACTGCTGCAGGACTTGAAGGTATTGCAATGGGTGCTATTGCAGGTGGAGCATCAAAAGGTATTGGTAATAGATATGCAAGGTGGGAAGTTGCAAATAAAGGAGCAACAAACTTACAAAAAAGAACAAAGAAAACATTAAATGTATTGGGTCAGATAGGAGTAGAGGCTGGTGCTTTTACTGCAGTGCCATATTTTATACATGGAGTCCCTAAAGATGAAGATGGTACTATTGGATGGGAACAAGTTGGTAAACAATTAATTGCTGATTTTGCTCTTGATGCTGTTATAAGAGGTGCTACAGGAGATATATTTAGACAAGCAAATCAAGACCTTCAACAGTATAGCAAAGCTTTAGGTAGAGAAGTAAAATCTAAAATAAATAACAACGACCAATTAAGTAATAGTATTAGAAATGTTGTTGGAGATTCTCCTGAATCAGCTTCTATTTTTAGGGAGACTCAAGCAGAAGAGTTAAATAAAATTATTGGCATTAAAGATGGTGTAGATAAATTACTAGAAGATACTAAAAGAGCATTAGAGCTATCAAATAAACCTGAATCTGAGTTAACTGATACTGATAAGTTAGAGTTAGTTAGTTATGTTAAATCAATGAATGAAATAAGGGGTCTGTATATTGAGACTCTTGAGCAACCTGAACTTCAAAGAGCTCTTGGCATAGAGCTTATGAGCCCTCAAACTGAAGCAATATTAAAAGCCCAAGTTAAATCAATTGACAATGCAAGTAAGACTATCAATAAGCTTGAAAAGGTTGAGATTGAGCCTACAAAAGCTGATGTTGATGTTTCTGTAAAAACTGATGTTACTTTTGAACAAAAAGTAGATGCAATGAATGAGAATCAACTTATAGCAACCTACGCAAAACAAAGAGATATATCTCCACAAAAAGCAAGAGAAGAGCTTACTCTTAAAAGTGATAGAGGTGATATATTTGATGAGCAAACTGCAAAGGATTATATAAAATCTGAAAAGCAAGATACACAGCAACTCGTAGAAGATGTCGTAAAGGGCGTTACGGGATTTGATATAAATGAATCTGTTTCTCGTGCAAAAGGATTAATAGATGAAGGTGCAGCTAAAACAAGATACAATGAGTTTAAAGATTCTGTATCAGAAAATGATGCTCTTGCTATTGGGGAGTATGCATTAGAAAATTCTAAATACTCTAAACAAATAGGCAAGTACCTTACATGGCTCAAAAAAAATAAGAAACTTAGCTACAAAGATTCATCAAAAGAATTAGTCTATGAGTATCTCAATGATGTAGTGTTAGCGTCTCCGAAGAAAAATAAAATAGTTGGAAATGATATTGCACCTTTTTCTAAATTTGACCAATTTGCTAAAAAGAAATGGATTACAGATAGAAAACATGAAGGTTTGTCTTTTACTGAGGCTAATGAAGCTAGATTTGCACCTGTAGTTGAAAGAGAGATACCCTCAACCTTACTTGATAATGTAAGAAAAAATAGAAAATCTGCTATAAAAGATTTAACAGAAAACTTTAACATTTCAAAAGAAGAAATTGATTTTATATATGAATTAACTAAAAGAGGTATTAGACCTTCAGAGCTTAACAAAATTAGCCCTGATAATTTTAAAGTGTCAGATGATGGTAGATATTATATTGATTTTGGTGCAGAGAAAAAATCCCAAAGTAAAGGTCGATTAAAAGTACTAATTCCTAAAGATGTGTATGATTATGGAAAAACTATTAAGAAAGGTTTTTCAAAAAAAACTATAAGCATCGGAAAAGGCAAGCCAAGAAAAGCATTACAAAAACTTGTTGCAGAAAAATTAACAGGAGATGCAAATGCAAGTGTTAAGGATATGCGTAATGCTTACGAGCAACTTAAAATAAATTTACCTGAAAGCGTATTAACACAGCAACAACTAGATGCATATCTTGGACACGTTACTAAAGGTGGTGATATTGGGGCTATATATAAAATAACAAGACTACCTCTTAATGAACAGCTTGACATTTCTCGTAAAGTTGAAAAAGCTTTAAATATTGTAGATGATACAAAGGCAAAAACAAAACCAAAAGTAGAATCCAAGAAACGCCTTAAGATTAATGAAGTTGATACTGCTGAGAAAAGTGTTCAATACTATAAACAAGAACAAGCAAATATAAAAGAAAGATTAAAGACTGCAACAACAGCATCTCAACGTGAGCCATTGCAAGGACGATTAAAAGAAGCGGGCATAAGGTTATCTGTATCAAAGAAATTAGTTGAATTAAATAAAAAGCTTATGGCTTTTTCCAAAGAAAATATTAGTGTGGGTGGTGATGCTAAAAAACTTAGAGAAAGGGTGGCGAAAGGCGATAGGCTAGTCACCCAACGTAAGAGATTAATGAAACAACTTAATCTTAAGGATGTTAAAAAACGCACAGATGCTCAAAGAATTAAAGGTGAAGTTGAGTTTCAAGGCAAGGATATACAGGCTGAACGCAATGCATTTATTGACAAAGTATTAAAGAAGAATAACCTTACGAGAGAGCAAATTAAAGTAGCGAATCTTGATGCTAATACTCTTGGTGAGTTTGCTAATGGTATAATTAAATTGCAAAAAGGTGAGTTCCAACCTGCTGATTTTTACCATGAAAATCTTCATCGACTTAAAGCTTTTGCTAATAAAACAAACAATAAAGCATTGAGCAACCTAATTGATAAGGCTGAAGGATTAGGAAGGACAGCAAAAGAGTTTAAGGAATGGAAAAAGAACAACCCTACTCGTGATATGGAAGAGTTTCTTGCTGATGTAGTTGGTGGCAAAGCATCTAGGATTGAGTTTACACAAGGTATGATTCCAAAGCTAAATCAATTCATTAAACAAATTGTTTCTAAAGTTAAATCAGCCCTTGGTATAGCCAACTTTAATGACTATGCTAGAATCCTTGCAAGACAAACTCAAAAAGGGTTTGATACAAAGGGAGTTAAGTTTGATTCTACTGTTAAAAAACGTGAGATTGATGCTAGTACTAAAGATTTGGCAAAAAGAGTAAAGCAAGATTTTGACTTGTTGGTTGAAAAAATATTTAAAACATCTGATGATAAAGAGGCAAGAGATATAGCAAAAGGCTTGCTACCATCTTTTGCGTCTCAAGCAGGGATTGAAGATGCGTATAAACCAAATAGAATTACAAGAGCCAATCTTTCAAAATTAAAACCACAAGAGCTTAACGATTTATTAAATATTATAAATGAAAGCGATATACAGAAGCTTCGTGCAAGAAAAAATCTTGTGAAGTGGATGAGCACATATCGTGGAGTAGAGAACTTTAGGTTAAAATCAAATGTAAGTAAAGAAAATCAAAAGTTTTTCCTAGAGCAACTTGGTGTAAAAGATGGTGACATTACGAAGGCGAGTATAAAGACATTAAAAGAATATAAAATCTTATTAAAAGACCTTGGATTTAAAGCAGGTAAAAATAACACATGGATAGATGAAGCATTTAATCTTGAAATGATAGATGATACACAGGTTGAGTTAGTTAAAAAATTTGATACAATTAAATTTGAAGGAGCTAAGTTATTTGCTCCTGTAGAAAGTGCCTTAAGAAGTTTGGGAAAACCTGGAGAAAAGATAGCAAACAAACTATTTGACCATGCATCTCAAGAGGCTAGATATGTAGGAGACCTTGTAGATACCGAAGGTAAAATGGCAAATCATCTTGGTGGAGAAAGAAAGTTTAATAAAGTAAAAGACTTTTTTTACTTAATGGATAGAGAGCGTAGGATTGAGAGACAAGAGAAAGGTCTTCTTACAGATAAAGAAAAATTATTTATAAGCAAAGCGTTTAATGAAGATGGAAGTTTTGCTGATAGTGGTGAGGGAAGAGCATTAAATGAGCTTTCTGAGTTTAACAAGAGTATTAAGAATAACTTTTTAGATGCTATGAAACAGATAATGAATGATGCTGAATACGAAGATTGGATTAGTAAAAATAATATAAAATGGCTTGACTCAAGAGAATATATACATAGAGGATTAAGCGATGACTTTGCAAAAAGTTTCTCAATTAATTCTGCTTCAACAAGAAAGCTTGTTAGGAAAGAGGCTAATGATATAGCTATAAAGATAGTTGAACAAAGAAATCCAAATTTAACAGGAGATGCTAAGAAAAAAGCAATAGATGCTGTTGATAGTGAAGCTTTGGATATTGCTAGGCAAAATATTATTAATAGAGGAAACTATATGCAATCAAGCATATCATCAAGATTCCTTCAATCAAGAATAAGTAAGAAACTTGATGAACAAGTTTA